ATGATTTATAAAGATTTTTACAGCTATTTGCTTGAGCAATTCTCTCAGCCCGTCGATCTCTTTACTGGCGCAAGAAAGCAGCCTTTTACGCTTTATTCCGAGCGGGACGTTCTGTTTATTAAAAACGCGAAAGATAATATCAGACGCCTGGACCGGGAAGGGGTGGACGCTTTTATTGCGCGATTTGAAGAAACGGCAAGCACAGCGCCCGGTGACTATCAGGATGTCACTTTTAATGCCTCCTATCTTCTGGCTGCGATGAAATACCTGGCAAAGGGTGATGACGCTTCCCAAACGGTTGTGCGATTCCATCATGAGGAAAATGCCGACAGCGAGCAGCGTTATCACGCCTGGCTACAGGATCACCCGCAGGGTTTTGTGCTCAATTTATTGAAAAGCAGTGAAGGTAAAGAGGGGATCAGCGTTTCAAACTCTACCTGCCTTCATGCGGCTGGTTGCCCTGCCGTCAATAATGAACGCAGCTATTCTCAGCCCCGGCCCTTTACAGGAGGGGACTATTTCAAAGTCTGTGCAGAAAATTTTCAGGAACTGGAAACCGAAGCGCTCAGAATAACGCGGTTAACGACGATCAAGCGCTGCCGGTGTCTGAACACGATTCTTGAGCGTTAAACCGCGTTTGCGTTCTGCCTGTGAACGGTCACAGGCAGCTCTCAATTCACCTCGCTATACACTCCCACCACGCGGCCGAGCATTTTTATCTCATCCACTCCGCATTCAAACGGCACTTTGCCGCCTGCGACGTGCAGTTTTTTGCCGGGCAGCAGCGTCAGTTCGCGCACGCTGATCATCCCTTCGATATCCACCAGCCACTGACCGTCGGAGAGCGCGGCATCGCGTTCAACAAAATGCAGTTTGCCGTCGCTTCGTAACACCATGCCGTTGGTGAACTGGCGCGAAAAGAAGTGGCTGTCGATCAGCAGCGTGTTTTCATCAATGAGTTTGCCTTCACTTAATGTGAATAACGGAAGCTGTTCAGATGCGCTGGAGGGGGCGTTACCCTCGAATTTCTGGCCTTCGCCGGTCATCAGCCACGTAATGCTGGCACCCGTTTCCAGTGCGCAATGCACCGCAAAATCGTATGACATGTTCCCGCGCTTGTAGCGGTTTTGCAGCGAGCTGGCAGCGATGTCGAAGTGGTTAGCTAATTGAATTTTCTGGGAAAAACCATAAACCTCGCATATCCGATTCAATAGATCTTCATTATTAAAACTGGACTCTTTGAACATTATTGGCATTTTCCTTATTGATAAATACCAATATTGGGATTAGTATTTCCAATATTGGTTTTCAGCATCGCTTGCGCGGGTAAAATTCTCGCAATCGGTGACAGAAACTTAGCTAATGGGGAATGATGCTATATGGCTTCTGAAATCGCAATCATCAAAGTCGTCTCCCGGCCCAATCATCCCGCCCGGCCCATGCTGATATCCGCAAACAGGAGGCAGTATGGCGATTGAAGCTGTCGCGGCGACGGTGCCGCTCAGCGTCGGTGAGCGGCTGGCCGGATTGAATCATGTTGCTGCTCTGCGCGCCCGCTACGGCAGCGACAGCACACCGGAAGTGGTGCGATTTCTGGCAGACATGCGCGATCGCCGCGATCCGCAGTTTGCCGATAATCAACGCGCACTGGCCGCCATTTTCTTTCTGGCAAAAATACCCACAGCGCGGCATGAGCTGGCTTTTGACGCGCTGACCACCGATGAGAAAACCGCTCTGATTGGCGCGATGAACCATTTTCGTGCCGTGGTGAGCCTGTTTCCCAGACGGCTAACCCTGCCGCTGTAAACCCAAACCAACCTTCACTGGCGTAAACCCGCCGGGCCGCCCTTTGCCCGCATTCAGGAGAAACAGTATGCGAAATGAAAAACTACCTCAGGAGTACACCCATGGCTGATGAAATGGATCGCGCCCAGCAGCGCGAGCAGGAAGACCGCGAGCGCCACATTGAAAACGCGCGCCGCCGCGTGAGCACCCCTTCGCGTTTAACCTGCGAAGAGTGCGACGCCCCCATCCCGGCAGCCCGCCGCATCGCCATTCCAGGCGTGGCGTTGTGCGTCACCTGCCAGGAAATTGCTGAACTGAAAAGTAAACATTACCGTGGCGTCTGAAGCCGTTATCGCCTGGGCTTACCCGTGGAATGCGCCCCGGACGGCGATTGCCAGCCCGTATCTCACCCATGCTGAACAGCAGCGCCGTTATCAGCAGATGGCGGCGGTGCAGCAGGTGCAAAAGCGGCTCGCCATTCTGCCTGACAGCGTGCGCAATGACGTTTACCGTACCCTTGACGCGCTGGAGACGCACCACGGCAGCCCGCGCGCGCAGGCTTTTTTGCTGCACTTTGGCCGTAAAACGCTGCCGCGCCTTGAGCAGGTCGGGCAGCAATATGCCGCTGCGGGCATTCAACGTAATCTCTCTGACGCGGTTTTCGGCGGCCATTTTGATACCCGCATCCACCAGTATCTGGCCGCGAAGATGGTGAATCTGGTGCACCGTTTTAACCGTCTGCCGGATCTGACGCGCGCCGATATCGATTTGCTGGCGGGCGATATCGCCATGTTTATCCGTGGCGAGCTGGCCGCTCTCGACGATGGCGCAATGGGAGAGCTGGAAACGCTGAACGCCTGGTACCAACATGCCGGGATCATCACCTGGCAGTTCAACGTTGTGCCGCCGCACTGGACTGCGACGACCAGCCGCTTCTGGGATCGGGATAAAATTGCCCCGGCGGTGATCCGCATGTTTAGCGAAAGCTGGTGGCGGGGCCGTCTGCGCCGGATGGCGGCTGCGTGGCGCGAACATCTGCAAATCGCCCTTGGTAACGTCAGCCGTAAAAAATACCCCTACGCGAGCAAAAAGTGCCTCACCGACTGGCGGGAGCAAAAGCGCCGCACGCGTGAATTTCTCAAAGGGCTGGAGCTTGAGGATGAAGAGGGCAACCGCATCAGCCTTATCGACAAACACGACGGTTCAGTAGCAAACCCGGCAAAGCGGCGTTGTGAACTGATGACCCGCATTCGTGGATTTGAAAATATCTGCCACCAGCTTGGCTACGTGGGGGAGTTTTATACCCTGACCGCGCCGTCGAAATATCATGCCACCACCCGCGGAGGCTACCGCAACCACAAGTGGAACGGGGCCAGTCCCGCAGATACGCAGCGCTATCTCACCAGCCTGTGGGCGTGCATCCGGGCAAAACTGCACCGCGAGGCGATCCGCATTTTTGGTATTCGTGTTGCCGAACCGCATCACGATGGCACCCCGCACTGGCACATGCTGATGTTTATGCTGCCGGAAAATGTCGCCCGCGTGCGCCAGATCGTGCGCGACTATGCCTGGCAGGAAGAGTCCAGCGAACTGACCAGCGATAAAGCGAAAACCGCACGTTTCCATGCCCAGGCGATCGACCCGCAAAAAGGCAGCGCCACCGGCTATGTCGCAAAATACATCGCCAAAAATATCGACGGCTATGCGCTGGAGGAGGAAACCGACAACGAGAGCGGCGCGCGGCTTAAGGATATGGCACCTGCCGTCTCCGCCTGGGCTGCGCACTGGCACATCCGCCAGTTTCAATTTGTCGGCGGCGCACCGGTGACGGTGTACCGGGAACTGCGACGGCTGGCGGATACGCAGACTGCCATGGGGCTGAGCGTGGAGTTTGCCGCCGTGCACCATGCCGCTGACGTCGGAGACTGGGCGGGCTATGTCAACGCACAGGGCGGGCCGTTTGTGCGGCGCGACGACCTGCAGGTGCGCACACTGTATGAGTCCCGGCAGGAATTTAATCAGTATGGTGAAGAAATTGTCTGCATTCGCGGCGTTTACGACGTGGCGGTGGGATCGGGCTCGCCGATCCTGACCCGGCTGAAGCAATGGAAAATTGTGCCGAAGCGCGCGCCTTCTCGGAGTTCTGTCATTAACTGTACGCACAGCGAACCCCTGCCGGAGGATTACGATCTCAGCGAGCCGCTCAATCGCACAGAGCGACGGCGGCTGACGCAACGTCTCAGAGAGGGAGGCCAGGATCGGCGTGGAAAGAAATCTTTTTTACGCGACCTGTATGACAGGCCAGGGTCAGGAAAATCCTTAAGCGCGCTGCGGCTTTAGCGCGGGCAGGCAAACGGATAAGCCTTTAATTTATATCTATATCATGTACATACAGCAAAGGCGGGCTGATATTTTTTCTTCCCCTTTTTTGCCGTAACGTGCTACTGTATGTTTATACAGTATCTCACTGGGGGGGTCTTGTGGGTAACGAATTAAATGAGCGGGTCATGCTGGAACGGGTCGAAATGATTGCACGATTGACGACCGAAGGGGTGTGTCAGGAGAGGGATCGTGAGATCGCCCTGGATCTGATCGCGGAGATCGCGAGAGGAAATTTAATGAACAGCAACGCGTTTTCGGTGGTTTTTTCCGCAACGCCTCTCGAAAAAAAATGAATAAACGATGGACGTAGCGGTTAACCGCCAGACGCGCACGCATAAAAAACGCCTCATGCTCTCCCGCATGGGGCTTTTTTTTGGCCGCTATCCAGAGCCGTGGTTGTGCAGGGGATCAGCCGTCGGCAATAAGTAGTGAAAAGAGGTCATCGTCGGGAAAATACCCCTGTTCGAGACGTTAATTTTCCATCCCGGAGGCCTCTTTATGAAGATTTATGCGCTACAGGGCGACACCCTGGACCTCATCTGCAACCGCTACTACGGGCGAACGGAAGGCGTGTTTGAGACGGTGCTTGCCGCCAACCCAGGGCTCGCGGCACTGGGCGTGGTGCTGCCGCACGGCACCACCATTGAACTGCCGGAAGTCTCTACGGCCCCCGTCACCGGGAGCGTAAACCTGTGGGACTGAATATCGAAAAAATCACCTCGTTTATCGCCTACTGGCTGAGCGTGGCGCTGGCCGCCTTTGGTGCGATGACGCCGCAGGACTTCGCCGCCTGGTTCGGTGTGCTCGGCGTCGTGCTGACCGTCAGCGTGAACTGGTATTACCGCCGCAAAAGTTACGCGCTGCTGGCTATTCAGCTCAAACAGAGCGGCATTAATGGGGAAGAAATCAGCGATGTCCTCAATCGTTAAGCGTTGCAGCCTCGCCGCGGTGCTGGCGATGGCGGCGCTGGTGCCGGATTTTCGGCTCCTTCAGACCTCTCAGCCAGGGCTGGCGCTGATTGCCGATCTCGAAGGCTGCCGCCTGCGTCCTTATCAGTGCAGCGCAGGCGTGTGGACAACCGGGATTGGTCACACCGCGGGCGTCGTGCCAGCGCGCGATATCACTGAGCGCGAGGCGGCAGCGAACCTGGTGGCGGACGTGCTCAACGTTGAGCGCAATCTCGCCCGCTGCGCGCCGGTAGCGATGCCGCAGCCGGTCTACGACGCGCTGGTGAGCTTCGCCTTTAACGTCGGCAGCGGGGCGGCCTGCCGCTCAACGCTGGTGGCCTTTATCCAGCGCCATCAGTGGTCGCAGGCGTGCAATCAGCTGACCCGCTGGGTGTTCGTCAACGGGGTGAAAAACAGAGGCCTGGAGAGCCGCCGCCAGCGCGAGCAGGCGTATTGCCTGAAGGGGGCGCAATGAAAATCCTGACCGCGCTGCTGGTACTCACCGCGCTCATCACGGCCTGGCTGATGCAGCAAAACAGCGGGCTGCGGGACGCCTTCGACAAGGCGAACGCCGCCTCCCACGAACAAAAAACACGGGCGGAGCGGCTTGAGCTTCAGCTTCATGCCGCCGCCGCGATCGCTGCGCAAAACGAGCAGGCGCAGGTTTTACTGCGTCAGAAGCTCGAGGCTGCCGCCGCTCGCGACGCCCGGCGTGAGCAGAGATTAAAAAGGTTACTTAATGAAAATGAAGACTTTCGCCACTGGTACGGCGCTGATTTACCTGACGTTGTGCGCCGGGTGCACCAGCGCTCCGCCTGCGCCTCCGCCGCTGATTGTTTACAACAGTTGCCCGAAAGTGAGTCCGTGCCCGATGCCGGGCAGCGATCCGCACACTAACGGCGATCTCAGCGCCGATATCCGTCAGCTGGAACGTGCGCTGGAAAGCTGCGCACTTCAGGTGGACACCCTTAAACATTGCCAGGAGGATACCGATGCTCAAACCCGACAGTCTGCGCAACGCCCTGATTAATACGGTTCCGGCGCTGCGCGACCATCCCGACACGCTGCGTCTTTACGTGGCGAGCGGCAACGTCGCCGCGACGCTTGCCCCTTCGCTCTCTTTTGAAAAGCAGTACCGCCTGACGGTGGCCATCAGCGAGTTTGCCGGTGATATTGATCTGCTGCTGGTGCCGGTGATGGCCTGGCTGCGTGAAAACCAGCCCGACGTGATGGCCACCGACGAAGGGCGCAAAAGTGGCTTCACCTTTACGGCGGACATTAACGAAGGCCGTAGCCTCAACGTCACAATGAACGTGCAGCTCACCGAGCGCACGCTCGTGAAAGAAGGGGAGGCGGGCCTGTATGCGGAAAACCTTCCTGAGCCGCGCGCGCCGGAGCCGGTAACGCGCCCGATGGCGCTCTATATCAATGGCGAGTTAGTCAGCCAGTGGCGTGAATAATCCCGCTTTTTAAGCCTTTCAAAACCCCGGCCACCGCGTCGGGTTTTTCATTTTAAATCAATTGCCTGATTTATTACGCGTTGTGCCATCGCTGGCGAAACGGGCCTTGATTGCCGCGAAACGCGGCCAGCGGCATCCTTTGCGTTATGAATACATTCGCAAACATCCATGAACTGGCCCGCCTGCTGCGCAACATGATCCGCACCGGCATCATCGTCGATATCGACCCTGATGCCGGGCGTTGTCGGGTGCAGACCGGCGGCATTTATACCGACTGGCTTCCGTGGCTGACCCAGCGCGCCGGACGCTCACGCACGTGGTGGGCTCCGTCTGCGGGTGAGCAGGTGCTTCTGCTGTCTGTGGGCGGCGAGCTGGATACCGCCTTTGTGCTGCCGGGCATTTTCTCTAACGACCATCCCGCGCCCTCGGCCTCGGCGGACGCCTGGCACGTCGCCTTCCCGGATGGCGCGGTCATTGAGTACGAGCCGAAAACCAGCGCCCTGACCGCCAGCGGGATTAAAACCGCTGAGGTCACCGCCTCCGGGTCGCTTACCGCGACCGTACCGGTGGTGCTGGTCAAAGCATCAACACGTATCACCCTCGATACCCCGGAGGTGATCTGCACCAACAAACTGACGACCGCCACGCTGGAGGTGCAAAACGGCGGAAACATGCACGGCAATATTGCGCATAGCGCGGGTGCTTTCACGTCAAACGGCGTGCAGGTGGACAACCACAACCACGGTAACGTTCAGAGCGGCGGTAGCTGGACTAAGGGGATCAAATGACCGCGCGTTATATCGGCCTTAGCCGAACCGATGGCCGGACACTGACGGATGCTGACCACATCAGCCAGAGCCTGAGCGACATTCTGCGCACGCCCATCGGCTCAAGGGTGATGCGCCGCGATTATGGCTCGCTGCTGGCAGCAATGCTCGACCAGCCGCAGACGCCCGCGCTTGAGCTGCAAATCATGGTGGCCTGCTATATGGCGATCCTGAAATGGGAGCCGCGCATCAGCGTGACCGCCGTGACCACGGAGCGCCAGGCGGACGGGAAGATGATCGTGAACCTAAGCGGCCAGCATGCCGACACCGGCGAAAGCCTTTCTTTAACCCTTCCAGTGAGTTGAAACCATGCCGATTATCGACCTGAGCCAGCTCCCCGCGCCGGATGTGGTCGAGGAGCTTGATTATGAAAGCATCCTCGCCGGGCGTAAGGCGACGCTGATTTCCCTCTATCCCGGCGACCAGCAGGACGCCATCGCCCACACGCTGGCGCTGGAGTCAGAACCGCTGACCAAATTCCTTGAGGAAAACGCCTACCGCGAAGTGATCTGGCGACAGCGGGTGAACGAAGCTGCCCGCGCCGTGATGCTGGCCTATGCGCAGAACAGCGACCTCGATGTGATGGCCGCCAATAACAACACCCAACGGCTGATCATTGCGCCCGCAGATGCCACCACGCTGCCGCCGACACCGGCGGTGATGGAGTCCGATACCGATTTGCGTTTGCGCGCCCAGCAGGCGTTTGAAGGATTGAGCGTCGCCGGGCCGACCGGAGCCTATGAGTACCACGGTCGCAGCGCGGACGGGCGCGTGGCGGATATCTCCGTCGTCAGTCCGACGCCTGCCAGTGTGACCATCACCGTGCTCTCACGCGAGGGCGATGGCTCTGCCGGGGCGGATCTGCTGGCGGCGGTGGAAAACGCGCTGAACGCCGAGGATGTGCGCCCGGTAGGCGATCGCGTGACGGTGCAGGCCGCCACCATCGTGCCGTATCAGATTGACGCAAAACTCTTTTTCTACCCAGGGCCTGAAGCGGAACCGATCCGTCAGGCTGCCGAACAGCAGTTGCAGGACTACATCAGTTCGCAGCGTCGCCTGGGGCGCGATATCCGCCAGTCGGCGATCTATGCCGCGCTCCATGTGGAAGGTGTTCAGCGTGTGGAACTGACCGCGCCCGCCGCTGACATCGTGCTCGACAAGCATCAGGCGTCGTATTGCACCCGCTACCGCATCACCGCAGGGGGCACGGATGAGTAACGATCGTCTGCTGCCCGTCGGGTCCTCGGCACTGGAAGTGGCGGCAACAAAGGCGGCGGCAGAGATTGAGCGCGTGCCGGTGCCGCTGCGCCAGCTCTGGGACCCATGGCAATGCCCTGTGGCGCTGCTGCCGTGGCTGGCCTGGGCGCTGTCGGTTGACCGCTGGGATTTTACCTGGCCGGAAGCGACGAAACGCAGCGTGATTGCGGCTTCTTTTTACGTCCATCAGCACAAAGGCACCATCAGCGCCCTGCGGCGGGTCATTGAACCGCTTGGCTTTCTGATCGAAGTACGGGAGTGGTGGCAGCTCAATGAGGAGCCCGGCACGTTTCGCCTGGTGGTGGGCGTGCTCGACCAGGGGATTACCGATGAGATGTATCACGAACTTGAACGGCTGATTGAAGACGCGAAACCGGCCAGCCGCCATCTTACCGGCCTTGCGATAAGTCTCAGTGCCACGGGAAACGCCTGGGCTGGCGCAGGGTTTTACGACGGCGATGCCATGACGGTTTACCCCTACACCCCAGAGGAAATTGTGGTCGGGGGCGAGTTCTACCCGGCTTTGTCCATCCATTTGATTGATAACATGAGAGTAAATGCATGACCGCGAAATATTTTGCCATTCTGACCAATCAGGGCGCGGCAAGGCTGGCGAACGCGACCGCGCTCGGCACTAAGCTGAACCTGACGCAAATGGCCGTCGGGGACGCTAACGGTGCGCTGCCCGTTCCCGATCCGGCCCAGACCCGATTAATCAATCCGAAGCGTATGGCTCCGCTGAATTTACTGAGCGTTGATCCGAACAACGCCAGCCAGATTATTGCCGAGCAAATCATCCCGGAAGACGTGGGGGGATTCTGGATCCGCGAAATTGGCCTGTATGACGATGAAGGCGTGCTTATCGCCGTGGCAAACTGCCCGGAGACCTATAAGCCGCAGTTACAGGAAGGCAGCGGCCGTACCCAGACCATTCGCATGATTTTGATTGTGTCGAGTACAACGGCGATCACGCTGAAAATCGATCCGTCGGTAGTGCTGGCAACGCGTAAGTATGTGGACGATAAGGTTATTGAGGTGAAGCTGTACGCCGATAACCTGATGAAAGCGCATACCAGTGCCGCCGATCCGCACCCGCAGTATGCGCCGAAGGCCAGTCCCGTTTTTACCGGTTCCCCAAAGGCTCCGACGCCGGCGCAGGCCGATAACTCCACGCTGCTGGCGACCACGGCCTATGTGAAAACTGCTTTAGCCAGCAAGCAGCCGCTGGACACCACGCTGAATGCGCTGAGTGGTAAAAGCGTCGCCGCGCTTCTCGAATACCTTGGTTTAGGGGAAGCGGCGAAAAGAAATGTAGGAACAGGGATTAACCAAATTCC